CCACAACGGGGTCATGTGTCCAAAGTCGCCGCTTGTGATCTTACGCATATTGGAACTATGATCTTCACTAGACGCATTATCAGCAAACGACTCTAAGAGAACTTGACGAACGTCCTTCTTATGCTCTGCAACTAATGACATCGCTCCTTTAGCATCGCCTGCTGCGGCAGCTGACCTATACAGAGCAACTTGGTTTGCGTCGACTCGTTCGTTATACAGCGTCCGCACATCTCTAGAACTCTGATCTTTAAACTCAGTAGCCATGTGTGAGCGCTCACCAACCAAAAGATCATCAGCTAATCTGTCACCCTTCATGGATGCTAGGTTGGCAGCATCTTGAGCAAACTTAATAACGCCGTGTTTGTACGCTGTATTAGCAGATGCAGATGCGGAAGCTTGGAGTCTGATGGCAGACTCAGGATCTAATGATGCAAGAGATTTAACAGCCCCATCTATTGGATGACGTAACTCATTATTAAGTGACTCTATATCTCGAATCTCACCAGAATCAATCCGCCGTGTAATGTCCGTGTGCTTAGCTACCAGATCAGAGTGCAGCTCAACTTGAGCTTGCGCCCCATACAGTTTGCGTATTGTATCTCTAGCTCGTGTACCGCCAACAGGAATAAAGTCTTCAGCAGTCACCCCGTTCTCGGCACCCTTCTTCAGCTGCTCTATGGTAACTGGGTTGTCAAAAGCGTATTGAGCTGCCTGCCTCTCTACAGCTGGTTCAATTTGCCTGAAAGCAAAGTCCGACACTCTATTCAAAGCAGCCGTTATATTTGGAGACTGCACTACACCAGTAATGTTTAGACCAGGTATGTCTTTGGATATTCCTGGTACACCGGATTGACCGTACCTAGCTAAGTCTTCTGTTTGTTGATAACGTGGCATTACATTACCCCATATTCATATTTAGAGGAACCGACGTACGAGTAGATGTAGTGGTTACTTTAGGAGAAGACTTAAGGGCCGGAGCGCCACTAGCTAGATTAGAACCAAATGACAGCATACTGCTTGCAGCATCAGCGTAATGCCCCATTGCAGCTAGGTTGCCAGCATCTATTAGCATTGCGCCTTGTATCTCACCGAATGTACGTGATGTTGTAGCGGCCGCTTGTAACGAAGCAATATCTTGCCCAGCCATCTTCTCACTAATGCTTTGAGTTAATCCAGCAGATCCTTGGAATCCAGACACTCCACCAGCAAACCCTCTAGCTGCTGCTGCTCCATTAATCTGCTGCAATTGCCGAAGCTTCGCGTTAGCCTCTTGCTCGTATTGCAAAGCTTGGCGCTCTCCTTGCACATCGGCCTGTAATGCCTGTACTCTAGCTTGACGCTTCTGTTGCTTAGCTGCTGACATTGATGACGCTACTGCCACTCCGGTAGATGCTGCTGCCAAAGCAACTCCAATACCAATAACAATAGCTTCCGTAATATGTAATGACATCCTCTTGCCTACAGGCTTAAAAGCCTCGATGTTATACATATCCCACTCATTATATGATCTGCCTCTCATCTTAACTCCCTTGGTAAACAGCCACTTTATATTCCATGCCAAGTACAGTCAGCTTCAGTGGAGCCGATTGAGTAATGACAATCCTTGCATCCTGAGTATACCCAAGAATGCCATTCAAAGTCTTTGTCCCAGTAAACTCTGGCACAGGGTTATCCAACATATCTGCCGTATCAAAGGATCTAAATGGCACCTCGATGTCATTGATAACCATGTTCTGCGATCCTAACAGCATAGCGTTGACTTCAACAATCCGCTTTTTAAATCCAATCCTAACGCCGGTAGATAGTCTCAACTCTACAGGCATAGTCCTTATCTCAGTTGCAATTGGCAACCCTACAACGTAACTAGCAGTAGATGCTCTAGGGAAGGTAACAGTCCCACCACCAGGCACAACTTGGTTAGCCTGCACCAATCCGTCCAGTACAACATTGACAGTAGCACCAACCAGATGTGCGGCACTAGCTGTGGCAGCAGCACCACCACTCACAGCGCTATCCACATGGAGATCGTGCTCAAACAGCTCAACATAATATTGATATACGCTATTAACTAGGCGTTTAACTACAACGTATATATATGTTATATCGACCCCGACATCAACGAACGATCCGTTTATAGTCTTGAATTCAGATGGAGCTATAACAGACTGAGCACTTAATAGAGAGTATACGGCTATCGTTCCGTCATCCCCATTAGTTATCAGCAACAAGTCATTCTCATCGGTATCAACGGCACGCCTCAAAGCCATCCGTGTCGGACCTTTAATTAAGTGTCCAGACAGTAAAGATATCTTGTTCGTCATGTACGTTAATTGCGTATCGCTAAACGCAATCTCGCTCAAGCTCTTACCCTGCCTCTGGATAAACATAACTCCAGACTCTAGCTGCTGCACCCTGACACCAGGCTTGGCACCATTCCTGCTGGTAGCAGTTACAAAGAATGAGCTTGGTGTGATCGGCTCTAAGCCCTGCTGGGGAACGTAGAACTCTCCGCCAGTAGTAAGCACTAACAAGTCTCTAGCAGAGATGATGTCAACAATAGCGTTGTAAGTATTGGTATCTAACGTTGCCTCTACAGCATCGTCAGCGAATCCTTCTGTCGGATCAAAGTCAAAGAATAACCCTACCTTAGATCCCCACAAAGTAGATGGCCGAGTCTTGCTGCCACCAAAATACAATCTACCTTGATGGAAGGTAACAGCTCTAGGCCAGCCACGCGATGCAGACCACACAGGCTCGTATCCAGATTCCAACTCCCATTTACCGGATGCAATGGCAGAAGTGCTAAAGACTGGAAACTCAAGAACAGAATTGACTACGGTGCCACTAACAAACTCAATGATCTTAGCCCTACCTTGCGGCGTTATATTAATATATTGGCCAACAGATGCGCCGGTAAAGGTTGCTGCGGCAGATGCGGTTAACACACACTTGCCAGACACTGAGCTGGGTGTTAGCGTACCAGCAGGGTTGGTGAATACGGGAGTGAATGCGTATTTAGGAACGCTATCGAAAGCTAAGACACTAGCTGTCCACGTAGCATCCGTACCGCCACGTACAATCTTTACAGGGGGAAGGTTCTCATTGACAGCGATAAGTGTATCGGCAGATTGTGTCCATACCAACTCACCAAGAACAGATGCCGTTAGTGCCATAGCTGTGGTATCTAGGTAGGGATTACCGCTACCATTGATGTTTGTGATTAGCACCCCTTGCCTAAACACGTGCATCCGATTATGCGTAAAGCACAGCATATAGCTGTCGGTCACACTGAACTCAAAGGGGACTAGCCGGACTCCATTGGCAGCAGACTCTGCTCCAGTATTGGGTAGAGTGAACTTATACCGGAGTCCACCACGCCTAGTAACGCCACCCTGTGGTTGACACAGGACATTGGTAGCCTTCTCTAAAGCGTTTTGATACGTCTTATCTAAATCAAGACGTGCCCGAAGTAACGGGTCTAACTCACCAGTAGTGAAGTTGGTCTGGACTGTGACAAATCTTGCCATTAGTATCTAACAGCGATCAGTGAGAAGTCGTTAATGCTATTGTTTGGCTGGTTCATCCCATCCATATTCATGCAACTACGCATAAAGCCACCACGTCCGTTGTCACCAGGCGTGCCAACAGCTATTGTTTGCCAGTAACCAGCCTTATCTACTTGGTCAGTGATTGGGATAGCTAAGTGCCACGACATTAAATACTTTAACAATTGGACAAACCAGATGGGCATCTCTGTTTCTGGAACAGAGTATTGGTAATCTATGTATACGATTTCGCTATTGGTCAGTAACTTGCCACCCATAATCCTGTAATCAGTTCTAGGGCGTACATTCTGTGCTGCGGAATCGTAGACAGCACGTGGAGAGCCAAGCCTGTCGGCTGGAAGCTGATACTCGTAAGCGTATTCACTAACAGGGGTTGTTACTAATTGAGCTAACTGTGTCTTCTGTATCGCGAAACTCCACGGATACATCATTAAAGCTTGATCTCTAATGTTAGGATACAGTCTGTCAGAAACGGAAGATTCGTCAGTTCCTTCGGTAAACGAGGAAATGCCTTTTGCCCCAAGCATTAACAGAGCGTCAGAGCAGATTGATAGTGCGGTGTCTCCAGCGGCCATATTCAATCCTTTAGAACGTAAACCAACCCCCGTATTCTGAGGGTTGGTTTATTGGAAGATACTTAGTCAGTATCTGTTGCGCTTACAGTGGTTCCGTCTGCAATATCAACCACGCCAGCAGCCGATACAGCGTTGACATAGGTCAACACAAGTGACGGCGTTGTGGTGTCATATACAAACAGAACATCACCGACATTCAGTAGCTGGTAAACGCTATTGAAGTAGCCAGCAGTATTAACTGTAGCTTGCGTATCAGCAGTTTTGTAGATGTACATAGAAGGAGCATTACCTGCCTTTGATGTACTAACTGCGTTAAAACCAGTGGAGGAAAAAGCCATGTTATATCTCCTTTTTAGGATTCGCGAGCAACGATTGAAACAATACCTTCCGCATCAATCGTGATTGCACCGGCTGAAAATACAGTGTTCACGAGGAACGATGTCTTTTCTGGGATGTAATTGATTTCTGTGCGAGGAGATATTCCTTCTGCGTACCCAACTGAATCGCGGTGGAATGCGAAACAAGTACGGTCCAGTGAGCCATCAACAACCAAACCACCTTCGGTACGGTCGCCAAGAACATGAAACTGGAAGCCAAGGTATGTGTTCAGCTCACCAGAGACAAGCGCTTTGACTGTATTAAAGTCGGAGCTGGTCACTGACGTTTCTGACAACAAAGATGCCAAGCCATTTGCATGGATAATAATGTTGCGACCTTCTGGGGGGACGTTGCTCTTGTCCAGAAGTTTCTTAGCTTCGCGCAACTTAGCCATGTTCATATTGGTATCAGCACCGCCGATATCGTTACTAACAGTCAAAGCTGTGCCAGACGCTGCTAGAGCATCAAGGATCAGTTGGTCTTGACGGCGGCCAATTGCGTTAGCAAGAACTTGTGCCAACTCTTGACGCTCATCAAAGTTAACTTTAGCTTGGCTGAAAATGTCGCTGTATTCAGCAGCATTCCAATCAGCCAATGTGCAAGTGATGGTAGAGAAAGCAACGTTGAGTGGGGTTACATCAGCCTGTGGAATACGGGGAGTTGCTACACCACGGCCAACCTTTGGAAACTTTACGGTAGATCCTTCGACACCACGGCGCTGACGTACAGCACTTACCAATTGAGCCTTGCCTTGGTAAGCCTGTTTTACTTCAGCATCGAATAGGGTGACAAAGGCGTTAGATAGAGATACGCTCATTTGTGTTCTCCTAAGAACAGGTTTAAAAAAAAGGGTTTCGCTATTGGTGTGCCGTAGGATTACGGGCCTGGCTTGCTGATTACGTCAGCCAATCGTCAAGGATACTTGAATTAAGGGCCGTAAATACGGTATGCCTTAGAACCCTTTTACATTATTATTATTACATAGTCAAACACTTAGTAAAAAATGAGCAAAAAAAACCCGCCGAAGCGGGCAAAGGGCACTACCAAGATTTAATTCTGGAATTGAGCTGCAAACATCTTCTCTACTTTAGCTCTGTATGAGACATCTGTCTTGTATCTAGGGTCAGAAACCATCTGATACAGCTCATCTTTAGACGGGGCACCATCTATAGGAGCGCTATTCATTGGGATTCGACCTTCATAACTCTGCCTTAACTTCATCAGAGCCTTGATCCCGTTGGCTGTACCACCCATAACCTTAAATTCATTAAAGTCATCCGGTCCCCAGACTCCTTTGTTAACTAGACCATTAGCCCAGTCTACCATACCCTTAATGATGGCATCCGAATTAGCCCCTAAAGACTTCTTTTCTTCAGCTGCATTAAAGTTTGACACCTCTGCTTTAGAAGCGTTTAACTCAACAACCTTTCCTACGAGGGAGTCTAGTGCGGCTTGGCTAACTCCATACTCTTTAGCCCAACCTTCGACGTGCTGACGGACTGGATCGGTATCTGGAACAGAGCCGAATGCAGCGTAATCGTAATTGCCATCTACAGGAGCCTTGTGCTTGCCTTGGCTAATCTGCTTACGTAGGTCTGTCCATGACTTGGCGATAGCCTCAAGGTCTGGCTCCGCGTCTTCTTTCTTCCAGAAATTCTCAGGCCACCACGCTGGGCGATCTGCCGGAGTATCACTCTCCTCTGGAACTCTATGATCTATAGTAACTTCTTGTGGCGCTACAACGTCTGTTGGTGATGTAATTCCTGCCAGTAAGCCCTCACTATTCTCTGATTGGGGCTGGCTCTTGCTTTCTTCCATTAATTACTCCTTAAAGTTTTTTTGACCTCTTAATTCTAGCTTCTAAATCCCTCACAACGGAACATTGCCCTTCTCTGTAATATCCGAAGCTTGGGTCCGACCCTGGAACGCATACTGGATGCTCTATGATGGTTTGTCTAAGCCACGCAAGCAGCTTAGCTCCATCCTCACTTCCAAACACACGAAGACATAACCGGTCAGTATCTTCCCTTGCAGTTATTACTTCCCGTATATCTGTAACGGTAGCTGACGCTAACCCTTCCCAACCATCTTCCACTTATTTGTATCCTTTTTCATCTTTGATAACTGTTTATTAATCCACGATATACGCTTTGGAGGAGCGTCTGGTGGGGCTGGTGCAAACATTTGACATCCATGCACGTATTGATAGCTTTGATACTGCCAGTCAGGTTTCTTAGCACATAGTCCAAATCCATACTTAGACATATCTAAGGCTTGCAAGGAGAAGTTCTTGCAGTCTACGCACCTCATCCCATTATAGCGCCAGGGTTCTTAGCCATACCTTCCACAACTTTAGATGCAAGCTCTGGATTCTGCTGTGCAACCTGTTGAGCTGCATCGGTAGCCTGCTGAATCATCATCTGACGCTCGGCTGGGCTATTCATAATGACGCGAGGGATAGCCATCTTCTCTGCAATCAGATCTAGCATTGCGCTAACCTTAATCATCATCTTGCCTTCCTGCCCAATGCTCTCGGCTATCTTCATGAATTGAATAATGTTTTGCACTTCTTCCATAGACTGAGACATAGCCAATGGCGATACAGGGGTGATCTTAATCTCTAGCCCGTTCACGCGCAGTGGTAAGTCTATCAGCCCACGGTCATCCATTATATCCAGTATCTTGGATACTATAGGAATCATTGTTTCATTAATCAGTCTACCGAACGCAGAGCCAAGGTTTTGGGATAACTGCTTCATCCTCTCCATAACCTCAGTAGCGGATCTAGCGCTCATATTGTCTGGTGGCAGGCTCTCATCCAGCAGAATGGACTTAATGTTCATCCTCAAGTCATTCATAATGATCTGAGAGACATTAAAGTCACCAGCTCTAGGCAAAGGCTTCAGAGCCTCACCTTGTGGCCCACCGTTACGGGCAACAGGTATGATCGCACCTGGGCTTATTTGTACCGTGTTGGGATTGAGCACGCCATCGTCAGCAGCTGTGTAGACGCCGGCTATTGCTAGACTTGCATTCTTCAGGACAAGCTCAAGAGTCTTGTTGAGCGTTTTAATATCTGGAAGCGCTGTAATTAACGGACCTCTGCCGTATATCTCACCAGCCACCTTCATGTAACGTGCAACAATCCACGGGCTAGACTTCATTTTGCGGTACACAATCTGAGACTTACTCTCTTTGTGTATCACATAATACATAAATTCACTCTTTTCTGCATCAAATATGGTTGCCTCAAGCAATTCCACATCTTCTGTTGGCTTGTTCTCAACCAGATTCTTTAGGTTGCCCTCAATGATAGCGTCACTCCACTGTTGCTGGATAGACTCAGCCTTAATACGCATCCGGCGGTAGACGTTATCCACTTTACCGTTAGCACCTTCCTCAAAAGCCACGAGGAATTGCGGTACTGGTATGAAGTTAATAGGGTTAACGTCATCACCTGGCTGAATCATCATAACAGCGGTGCCAACACACAGGTCTAGGAGGAACTCTCCCATGGCGATGTCAAAGTTGGACTGCTTAATTGCAGCGAACAGCTTGTCGTTGTAGACTTCTAGTGCTGTTTGAGCTTCAACCCGTCTATCCAAAGGGATATCTGGACCAGGCTCAAGTCGGCACCACTTAGATTGTGGAGGGAAGATGCCAGATTGGATTCTATTGGCAAATCTTTGGGTTGAGTTGATGGCTGTAGCATCAAAGATACGGTTCATCTTCTTTGCCCCACCTACATTACCATCGTAGAACCCGTCATACAGGTTACGTTGTGGCAAAGCGAACTCATAAGCGTCATCGTACAGGCTTCTGAAGTCCTCTTTCTTCCTGATCGCTATGTCATGTCTTTTTAAAATGTCAGCAACGGTCAGCTTCTTATCCATAGTAAACCTTTAAAGTTTTATGCACCCTAAATATCATTTGCTTGGAGCGTCAGAAGCTTCGTCGTCATCAGCAAATGGGGACTTGCCAGCTTTAACACGAGTGCTCGCGTGGTCAAATGCTTTTTTCATTATAGATCTCGGCATATTGCTAAAAAAAGATTTATCCTTAAGATCTGTCTTTAACAAGTAATCAAGTTCTTTTTTATTAAGAGTTGGGACAATCAATGGGATGTCCATTTCCTCACCATTCATGCCAACCCCAACAGATATTTCTGTTGATACACCGCCATCTGGACGCTCAAGCTCGCCAAAGAACCCCATGCCTTTTGCAGAGCCATCCTTTCTATCGCCATAGTCCATAATTAACCTTTAGTTTCAGCAAGTTGCACGATTACTCATACCACTCCAAGTGGACATGAGCTATTTCAGCTTGTGAGCTGCGATTAGTAACACGAAATAAATAGGTAGTCAACGGGCTTAAAACGTATTCAGATATTCCTGCCGACCCACCAGTCCCGCCTGATCCTTGGCCGCTAGAGATTAAGCCAGCAAATATCTCCGTTCCTGTACTGGAGACAGTTGGAGCAATGATTGAGGCGCTTTGACTAGCAATTGTAGAAGACCTATGCCGTTTGAGCGCAACTCCAGCAGTCCCACCACTAACAGTTGAGCCTTCGTATATATAAAACTCAGCAGAGCCACCGCACTGATAGTCAGCTATTAGGTGTGCAGATACTCCACTGGCAAACGCAATGGCTATATCAAGACTTGCACCGGAGGCTAACTTATTGCCATCATTACGGGTAGTGTACAGATAGAACGCACGACCCTCATGTAATCTAAGGTGGTTAACATCTACCGTTGGAAACGGTTTGTCAGAGCCAACCAATTGCTGTACAGAGTCTTTGTCTGTATAGCTTGGCGATACGCTAATAGAATGGGTATCAGTCGAATCCCTTAGTACAGTAATTGGCATTACTATTTAATACCAGCACCTAGAGACTCTGACATAACGCCGGTTTCAGGAGCCATCCGTTCTTGCGAGAGAAGTGCTCTGTTACCACCGGTAAGTCTGGTTTTCCTCTTAGCAGCAAGTTCCTCTGCCAGCTTGATCTTGGTAGCATCAGCATCGGCTGCCAACTTTAAGGTTTCTTCCTTTTGCATTTGGAGCTGCTCTGCTGCTGCTGCTGCCCCACCGCCTCCGCCTCCACCCATACTACCTCCTAGACATTATGTAACAATCCTGTTTGTCTTGAGTAAATTGAATTAACTTACCTTCAATATTAAAACCCAAGAATTCGCCCCATTTAACGGCTCTTTCATTACTGCTTTTAACATGAATCTGCAATCTATGCAACTTTAAGGATATTTCACAGATGTCAGCGAA